GTTAAATCCCTAAGCTACAGGAGGTCGTTCCAGGACGGCCCTCCACTGTATACTGTAAGAATCTACGGACCCACGAGGAGTGGGCCCTTTCGATCCTTCGCCGTATACAGCCGACGCTAGGATAACTCCAGGTTTCCAGTGTCGCCACCCGAGTGACTTTGAGACGGGAGCATAGGTTCGCACCTTTGCTCTTCCGTCGGTGGTCTCACGGTACGGCCAACTCCGGTCGTGGATGACAAGGTCCCCGAGTGAAATCGGGCCTCTAAGCCTGCGGATCCTATTTGGTAAAGGATCCAAACTACGAAGCCAAGAGCGCATAAAGCGCCCAAGGTGAGCAGAAGTCGGATGGTGGCCAAAAGCCACTCTCCTAAGTCCGTTCGCCAAGGCGATGTAGTGTTGTGGTTCATGTGGAAACTCCTTAAGTTGAAACGCCCTTACGGGCACTCCATGAAAGAAGTCCCCACCACAACTCTCTCGAAACGCACCGGAGACGAAAGTCTTCGACGCGTTCGGCGTGAAACCGAAAAACGAGAGGCAGCTTAGTAGTGAATGCGCAGAGTCAGTAGGGACGATAATATCGTCACCGTACACCCAGACGCCCGCACCCAAATCGGCCTTATTGCCGATACGGTCGCAGACAGCCTTCGCAAGAGACGCAAAAATAAGCGTCTCGAGCTCAAAGGTGAACCCATTCCCCATAGAGCTGAATTTCTCCAGCTTCACCCAATGTCCGCCTACGAGAGTAAACGGGCTTCGGAGGGAATCGAGCAAGTCAAACCACATCTCAGGGAGAAGTAGCTTAACGAGCCCTGCACTCACAGTGTCACTAGCGTTCGACAGGTCGATAGTAGCAAGATCCCCCATCACGGAGGCATGTTGCGCTAACGCCTTATGCAAGTCTTGACCTTGAAAGAGGTCAATACCAGCAAGCTTCAAGCGGTCTTTTAAATGACTGCCAACTGCAAGCTGGAACCCGAGATTTATCAAGGGTTCAATGCATATCCCTCGATCCTTAGACCAGTCTTTGGGAACCGTTGTGAAGCGGTTACCGCGGACGATGTCAGGATAGTAAGGGGTCGATTTGTCCTCGAGCCGGGCTTTCGCCCATTGAGTCTCCTCCCAGAAAGGGAGTAGACACATAGCGCTCTGAGTGACAAGCGGTCGCGTTGATATTTTATCGGGAACTGTCGTCAGTTTCCCCCGACACTCGAACGAGGCACCAGGGCCGAATCTCATAGTAAGGTCGCGAGGGACCGAACCAAGGATCTCAGATAAGATTTTCCGTACATCGCCTATAAAAGCGATGACGCCCCCATCAACGGGATCCAGTGGACCGTTGTTGAGGAATTTATCCAAGCGCACGTTAGTGCGGCAGCACTGTCTCTCAGACAACCAAAAGTTGTCAAGAGCGATCTGTTCGCGGTCGACACCAGGAATGTCCAGTGGCAATTTCCGAAGGAAATCAACACAAGACACGTCCCTAAAGTAGTCTTCCGCGTTCAGGTAGTCCCCGGGTGTCACCTTCATTGCGAAGGCTTCCCGGTACGAGCGTTTCTTCAAGAGGTTGAGAAGCCTCTTGGATAGCGCCGTGTTCGTGTCTTCGCATAGCGCGAAGACAATCTTTTCCAATTGCTGGTCAAGATGATCCATTCAATTCCTACAGGTTTAGCTGCAGACTCCGGTTAAGGAGCGTAGCCCGACTTGAGAGTCGAGCGGAATTGAGGGGACCCGAAGCTGCCCAGAGCAACAGCTTGTGCGTAGTCAACCCACGAGTCGGTGGCACTTTCCGGAATAACCGCCGTAAGGCGGTACTGGATGTTGCCCACGAGTTCGGGGTTGCCCGCAGCGTTGATCCGGTTCACCGGGACGTTGACAAAGCCTTCGACGGTCCGCGCATCCCGAGATGCGTTGGGACGCGACTTGAGTTCCGATTTCGCACGAAAGATCGGCGGATTCGAGGACTCAACGCGCCACCGAGCAGGATTTCCATCCTGCCCGGCGGAGCTGAGAGCTTTGAAAGTGACGTCCGCGTTGGCGGGGTCTTTGACGATGTAGTCAGAAGATGGCATTGAGAGCCCTGTTGGGTTTGGTGAGTTGTTGAACTAACAGCGCTGACGTGGTCAGCAGCCGACCAAACAGTTCGGAACTAGGAAGCCTAATCCGATCTGTTATCCCAGGTAACGAGAGAGAACTACAATCTCGTCGGACCGAGTATCCACGTTCCTTTACGGTTCGTTGATGCACAGGTACGCCCGGGTAGCGCTGCGTGATAGTATAACTACCATTGCAGCGTGTCATGAATGTCGTGCGCGGCTCGATTATAACACACCCCGCTTCGTTGGATAGAGATCCAAGGAAGCGGTTGATGTGCACAAATTGATCCAGCAAGAAACTGTAAGGTACAGCCTCCCACAACACCTGACCTAGGTTCACAAGACCTAGTTGGTTAGCGAAAAAGAGATTCGGATTTGTTACCAAAAGCGAACCTGAGACTTCAGCATAGAAAAGGCACCCGAGGGAACCCTTAATAGACGTGATCTCACCCGGGATGGATACCGGGACATCCCTCTCGAACCTGCCGCGACCCCTTACGGGGACGGCATTGAACTCCTGTTGAAGGACTTCAATGGCATCAGCGATGTCTTTTATCAGAGGCTTCCAACCGAACGAGAGTTCGAGAAAAGCCCCCGCGACATCGCCAGCAGCACGCTTCTTAGCCGCTTTATCCGTAATAAACCTGTTAAGGAGTATACGGTTGCGATTCAGAAGGCCCAATTCGGAGATTGCTCTACCGATTTGGGCACGCTGGACGTGACGAAAGACCTTACCAATCTGTTTCATACGAGAGAGAATCATAGCAAAGCTCTGCTCTCTCTCTAACAGGGTAAGGCCAACGCTCGCCGTGTTCCGCAACTTGCCAAAGAAGCGGTCATAGGCGAGCGCGTATGCGTAGGCATGATGCCTATCGTATACATCGCCCTCACCACGAAGATAGTCGAGTATAAAGGGATTTCCCGCTCCATACGGTGACGGATAGAGCGGGTCTTCCCTATAGTAATCCTCGACGTAACGATCGAGCGGCAGCCGGTAAGGCTTGGCTTGCACGTTCCAGCGCTCGTAGCGAGTCCAGTTAAGACCCGCAGAGCGCCGTAGCTTCGTGTATGGCATGTGAAAGATGCTCCCGTTAGTGACGCGGAAGCGCCATGGCAACACGACGGATGTCGTGTTGGGAGGTTAACCCCTCCGGGGCCGTCAGGCCCAGAGATCGATCCCCCCTGGAGATTAATGAGAAGTCGTACGAGGCGAAGGAGAACGGAACTTTCATTCCGGACTTCACAAGATCGGCCGTGAGTCGAGTGATCGACACGGGCTGGGCTATAGCTTTGTACTTCATATCATTACTCCGGAGGGG